TTGGGGGTTTTTTGAAAATGGCGATCTACCAATTTTTTTCGCCAGTAAATTTTTGAGATTTTTGCTTTTTTATACTAGTTACTACACAAAACAGGAGTTTTTTATGGGTAAGAAAAGAAGGCTAAATTCTGCCAATTTAAAGTTTAATGCTAAACATAGCGCACATCCCAGGATGAAGCTTTTAGTCCAAACGACACAGCAAGCACCAGAAGTCGAAATTGCTGAAGAAACAGCAACACTTGCAAAACCTCCAGAAGTTGAAACGGTATCAGCAAGCTTAACGCCAAAGAAAGCCGAGACCGCAACCAAGGCTAAGAAAAGCGCAACAACTCGCAAAAAAAGCACAACTTCAACGAGAAAAAGAACGGCAAAAAAGAAAGCAAACAACGCATCTGCATAAATAAAGTTTTTTCTTTGTAAACGAGCCACAGCTTGCTTGGGGTTTTGTTTATAACTCCACTATTTATACCAGGAGGAACTTTTATGCCAACCAACTTAAGTCCCGCTTCACAAGCTAGTGCAGTCATTTTGCCAATCACAGGCGCCGCCGGCGATGTTGCCGCAGCTGTTCCCTTTGGTATTTATACCGGTTCGGCCGATTTTTTAAGTGGCGCTACCGATCAAGTAGCGTATGTGTATAAAAAACTTGGTGGTGATGTTTTAGATATTGAACTAACTGCTAATAATGTTTATGCAGCCTATGAAGAGGCCGTATTAGAATACTCATATTTTATTAACTTGCATCAAGGAAGAAACATTCTTTCAACTATTCTTGGTGAACAGACTGGAACATTTAACCATAATGGTGAATTGTTGACCGGCCCGTCGAGCAATAATTTAAAATACCCAAGAGGCGGCGGATTTGGTCTGGCATATGCTCGGCGTGTTGGTGATGCGGCTGCAGCAGCATCTGGTTTTGGAGGATCTATACCACAATATTCGGCCTCATTTGTTCCAGTTAAAGATCAGCAAGATTACGATATACAAACAATTATTTCTAGTGCTTCTGACTCCGGTTTAGATGAGAGGAGCAAACCGGTCCCATATGCCGGCAAAGTTGGCGACAGCCGTATTATCATTACAAAAGTTTTTTATCGCTCTCCAAGGGCAATGTGGCGCTTTTACGGCTATTATGGAGGGATAGGTGTCGTGGGAAATTATTCCACATACGGACAATTCTCAGATGATTCAACATTTGAAATTATTCCAACATGGCAAAATAAAATGCAAGCAATTATGTATGAAGATTCAATTTATACTCGCACTTCGCATTATTCATATGAGCTTATTGATGGTAAATTAAGATTATTCCCCACGCCAAGCTATTGGGGCCTTGATGACTTAGATGATACAATATGGGTTAAATTTTATATTGATCAGGGATCATTTACGACAGGATCTTATGATGTTGGGATCGAGGGCATTAATAATATTAATACTGTGCCGTTTGATAACATACCATATAAAAATATTAATTCTATGGGTAAGCAGTGGATTAGGAAATATAGTTTAGCGTTGTGTAAAGAAATGTTGGGACAAATTCGTGGTAAATTTACAACTGTTCCGATTCCTGGCGAAAGCGTTACTTTAAATCATGCAGAGCTGCTTTCCCAAGCAAAAGACGAGCAGCAACAGCTAAGAGATAAGCTGAAAGAAATGCTAGATAGTGTCGAATACCTAGATCTTGCAAAAGACGATCAAGAACTCGCAGATGCTGCAACAAATATTTTGAAAGTGTCACCTTTACCAATTTTTATAGGATAATATTAGATGGCAAATGAATGGAATAAACCAGAATCACCGCCACCGCCACTCTTTCTTGGTAAAAAAGAGCGAGATCTTGTTAAACAGGTCAATGACGAGCTTATCGAGAAAGTTATTGGCCAACAAATACTTTATTATCCAATTGACATGCAAACAACAAACTTTCATGATCTATATGGAGAAGCGATCAAAAAAACATATTTGCCTCCAATTAGAGTATATGCTTTAGTTGAATATACAGATTTTTCTACTACTTATCTGGAAAATGCAGGAATCGACAAGACGTGGGAGATCAATATTCATTTTCACAAAAGAAGATTAGAAGAAGATCAGAACTTATATGTCCGTGAAGGTGATTTTGTTTTATACAATGACTATTATTATGAAATAGTTAAATTATCTGAACCAAAATTACTATTCGGACAAGCAAATAGAGAACTTGAGATTTCAGCCCGCTGCAGCAGAGCACGAAAGGGGCTATTCGATGCTACCTAATAATTTTGACTTTGCAATGTTGCCATCTGGAAGCGCAAACTATAAACTAAAAGAAGTTGGAATGCTTGCGTCCACTATTGAAGATATTGACTATGCTTTGTATAATTGGGTAAAGGATTTAGAATTATCCACCAACACAAATGAAGGATTCAATAAAGCAAACATATTGTGGCAAGTTCCAGAAAGAGCATATCAAATTAAAAACAATCAAGATCTTCGTGATGACGCCGGCGCACTTAAACTACCATTGATTGGCGTTGAGCGAACTGGAATCACTAAAGATCCGGCCCGCAAGGGCTCTTTTCAAGCACAACTCTATTCAAAAGATAAGAATGGTCGAACGGGAAGAATGGTGATTGCACAAAAAATAGTTCCTGACAAAACACAAAATTTTGCAATTGCATCAGGAATTCGAAGCACGATTGGTGTAAACAAGCAAAAGTATTATCCGAGAGTAAACAAAAAAGTTGTAATTAAGTCACTTTCGATCCCTATCCCGATTTACGTTAATGTAGATTATAAGATCACCATTAAAACAGAATATCAACAACAAATGAATGATTTGATAGCGCCATTTATAACAAGAACAGGGCAAATTAATGGATTCTTGCTGAGAAGAAATGGTCATCTTTACGAAGGGTTCATTCAAGAGGGCTTTTCGCACAACAATAACGTTGGAAACCTTCAGGAAGACATGAGGATGTTTACGAGCGATATCACCATTAAAATTTTAGGACACCTAATAGGAGAGGGTGAAAGTGACGATAGGCCCATTGTTCGTGTAGATGAGAACGTTGTTGAATACCAATTTCCATCAGAATCTACTGTCCCTGCGGGAAATGTTAATTTTTTCGATGATTAGTTCCTGAACATAAATACCTTTTTTTCAGTTCAGGAACTAGCTTTTTGAGTTTAAAAATACTATTTAAATTATGATTGAGACATCGATTAGGTCTTTTTTTGAAAGAGGAACAACAATATGTCAGTAAAGAGTTTCAAATTTGTATCTCCTGGAGTGTTTATCAATGAAATTGATAATTCCTTCATACCAAAATCCGCAGATGCGATTGGCCCAGTAGTTATTGGGCGCGCCAGCCGAGGCCTCGCGCTGCAGCCAGTTAAAGTTGAGTCATATTCTCAATTTGTCGAACTTTATGGGGATACTGTACCCGGCGCCAACGGTGGTGATGTATATCGCGATGGTAACAAGCAATCTCCAATGTACGGAACCTATGCAGCAAAAGCATTCTTAAGGGCAAATGTCGCGCCATTGACATATGTTAGATTATTGGGCGCCCAGCACACAAATGCCACAACTGATGGTGAAGCCGGCTGGAAAACTGTTAAAAATCCTACCTTGGTTCATGCCAACAATGGCGGTGCATATGGTATGTGGCTCATTCCCTCTGGAACGTCGGCCACAATGGATGCCGGCTCATTAGCTGCTATATGGTATGTAGACTCAGGATCTGCAATTTTGTTAAGCGGTACTGTTCGCGGTGCCACAGCTTCTGCCGACGTAGATCCTCGATTCCAAGCAATTGGCGTGCCCATCGGCTCTGATTCAAATGCTTTGTTCACTGTACTTATTACAGGTTCGGGCGGCACTTCTGAAAAGATCGTATTTAATTTTGATGATAATTCCGAGCACTTCATTCGTAAGAAATTCAACACGAATCCACAGATTGGAAACGTAGGAGCTTCAACTTTTTATCCAGCGACCTCTGAGAAGAGATACTGGCTAGGTGAAACTTTTGAACAAATGATTAGAGATGGTGTTGATGGTACTCTTACCGGTGGTGGCACAGATTTGACAAGCACAGAAGCTCAAGCAGTAATTTTTCCAATTGCTTCTGGTTCAACACCCACTGGTCCGCAAGATATGACCGGCATTTCTTTTAGCGAAGCGAAGGCCGGCTGGTTCATCGCTCAGGATGCTGGAGCTGCAGCCACCTATTCACCGGAAGTTGTTCCAAAGCTTTTTAGATTGATTGGTCGCGGTCATGGCGAGTGGTTGTCTAAAAATGCTAAAGTTTCTATTGAGAATATTCGCGCCTCAACTTCAGCAACGTCTGATTACGGCACATTCTCGGTCGTTATTAGAATGCTCAGAGATACAGACAACAATGTACAGATTCTTGAAAGATTCGATAATCTTAATTTGGATCCGGCTTCTCCAAATTTCATCGCAAGAAGAATTGGAGATGTTCGCCATCAATGGTCGGACACCTCCAGAGAGCTTAAGAAATATGGCGAATATCCTAATGAATCCAAATATGTTTATGTGGAGATGAACGCGGAAGTAGAAATTGGCACCCTTCCAGCATCTCTTCTTCCGTTTGGCTATTACGGCCCTCCCAAGTTTAAGGATGTTACTAGCTGGGCCGGCCACACGGCCTCGGCTGCTGCCCAAGATAGATATATTTATATTGATTCGCTGGTGTTTGGACACAACACCGCTACCGGCTCTTATTTGTCGGTCCAATCCGGCGCTGCTGACGCGACCGGCCAGTTTACCGGTACTTTTAAATTCCCGTTTGTTAGACTAAGGCTGTCTGCATCAGATGGCGGTCTTTCTGATCAGACAAATGCCTATTTTGGTATGCGTCCGACTCGCGCGCAATCTAGTACTCGCGCCGATGTTAGTATTGCAGATCCACATAGATTGTGGCTACCTTCTCTTAATTCAGATCCAGTTAGTACCGCAGTGGCTGGCGTGAGTTCATTTTCGTATGTTTTCTCGCTGGATGACATCGTAAAATCCGATTCAGTAAATGGCTATTTCTTCCGTTCCGGTTCGAGAGCAGGGGAAACAAGCTATACAGCAACTGGCGGAAGAACCTACAAAGACCTTCTCGATGTAGACATTAATCGATTCACGGCGCCATTTTGGGGCGGCCATGATGCTGTTAACATTTATAAGCCAGATCCCTTCTACAATGATGGTATCGGCTCTGATGAGACAGCAGAGTATGCATACAATACTATTAAGAGAGCAATTGACACAGTGTCAGATCCAGAATTTATCGATATGAACATGCTTACGATGCCCGGGCTGACTAAAGAT